CAAATCCGGGAGTAATACAATGGCGCGCAAAAGCACTAAAGACGAGATCCAAAACCGCGTAAATGAAGTTTATGGTTTGCTTTTGCGCGCCTGGAATCATCATCAGATCGTTCAGTACGGTTCCGAAAAGTGGGGGGTAAGTGATAGACAAGTGCGCGATTATTTGGCCGCAGCGCGTAAGCTGTTGGCGCTTGACGCTGAGTTAGCTCGTCCCCAGTGGCTTGAAGGCGCATTAGCGCGAGCGCTGGAGTACGAACGCCGGGCATCTGAAAAGGATCAGCTCAACACTGCGTTGATCGCGCTTGAGAAGCAGGCTCGGCTCTTGCAGTTTGAGATGTCATGAGCCTGTTGGCAGGCATTTGCGAGGATGTGCCGCTGTTGTCGTTCCTGCAGCAGCAGACGCCTGAGGACACCGCAGACCTGATCACCCGCATCCGCAGTGACCTGCACCCTGGGCAGCTTGCGTTTGTTGATGACACCGCAACGCAGATCATCGGCATCAGCGCGGGCTATGGCGCGGGCAAGACACGAGCGCTATGCGCTAAAGCGGTGATGCTGGCCGCGGTCAATCAGGGCTTCATCGGCGCGGTGATGGAGCCCACTGGTCCGCTTATCCGGGACATCTGGCAGACGGACTTCGACGACTTCCTTGATGCCTATGGCATCCCGTACACGTTCAGGGCTAGCCCGCTGCCGGAGTACATGTTGCACCTGCCAGGCGGTGACACCAAGATCCTGTGCCGCAGCTTTGAGAACTGGTCGCGCATCATCGGCTTGAACCTTGCTTGGGTGCTCGCTGACGAGATCGACACCGTAACGCCCAGCATTGCTAATAAGGCATTCCCCAAGATCCTTGGTCGCTTGCGTTCAGGCAACGTCCGGCAGTTTGGTGCTGCATCCACGCCGGAAGGGTTCCGGTGGATGTGGAACACTTTTGGCAGTGATGAGGCAAAGCAGCGTGATGACCGGCATCTCATCAAAATGCGCACGGCGGACAACCCGCACCTGCCGCCGGACTTCATCGAGCGGCTTGAGGCCAACTATGACCCCAGCCTGCTGCGCGCATACCTCGACGGTGAGTTCGTCAACCTGACAACTGGACAGGTGTATGACCGCTTCGACCGGGCGAAGCATGTCACAACCACAGTGCCAGACATCACCCGCGAGCCGATCCGCGTTGGTATTGACTTCAACGTTGGCAACATGTCTGCGGTGATCGCTGTGCGGCTGAACAACGGCCTGCTGGTGATTGACGAGATCGCCGGTGCGCATGACACCGATACACTGGCGCAAGAGATCCGCCGCCGGCACCCGCAGCAGCAGATCTACGTCTATCCCGATGCCAGCGGTGGCAGCCGCAGCACCAACGCGAGTCAGACCGACATCCAGATCCTTGAGTCCTACGGCATGTCGAACCAGTCACCACGCAGCAATCCACCAGTGCGTGACCGGGTGGCAGCCGTGCAGGCACTGTTGGAGAACGGCAAAGGGCAGGTGCGGCTGCAGGTGGCGCAAGGCTGCCGCCGCGTGATCGAGTGCCTAGAGCTGCAGTGCTACACCGATAAGGGCGAACCGGATAAGGACGCCGGCTTTGACCACATGAATGATGCACTCGGCTACCTGGTGTGGCGTGAGTTCAACCCATTGCACGCCGGCGCTGGGCGCGGCACGGGCGTAAGGCTCTACTAGGGTTGACCACGGCGGCAATGGGTGGTATCTTGGGCGTGTCCACCGGATTCCAACCATGATCAACCGCATTAACAATGCCATCTGCCTGCTGATGGTTACCGCCGTCTTTGCCATGATCGGCATTGAGGCCGGCAACCACACAGCACCAACTCACAGCGGCACTCAAGCCGTAAGCTATAGGCACCGATAGCATCTACGCGCTGTGTATAGCGGTTACAACTTTTACGACCGTCCGCTTGCGCAGCGCACCGTATCTAGGGTCAATGACCCCAACACCAGCTGGTATGCGCAAGAGCCGCATTGGATCCTGATTGAGGACCTGCTTGGCGGCACCTATGAGATGCGCAAAAAGCATCGCCGTTACCTGCCGCAAGAACCACGCGAGCTAGACGAGTCCTACGACAACCGCCTAGCCCGTAGCGTCTGCCCGCCGTATTACATCCGCCTAGAGCGCATGTTGGCCGGCATGCTGACCCGCAAGCCAGTGCGGTTGGATGACACTGCTGACGTCATCCGTGAGCAATTGTTTGATGTAGACCTACAAGGTAATGACCTCAATGTCTGGACCTATGAAGCCGCTCGGAAGATGGTCCGTTATGGCCACATTGGTACATTGGTGGATGCACCAGCTAATGGGGGTCGCCCCTATTGGGTGACCTACACGCCTCGGCAGATCCTTGGCTGGCGCACCGAAACGCAAGAGGGCAAGCAGGTGCTGACGCAGCTACGGCTGGCCGAAGTGGTCACGGTGCCTGATGGCGAGTTTGGCGAGAAATCCGTCGAGCAGGTGCGAGTCCTGACGCCTGGCGAATATCGCATCCACCGCAAAGCTGATAGTGGCGAGTTCACCGTCGTTGATGAAGGCCGTACCAGCTTGAGTGAGATTTCATTCAGCATTGCCTACGCACAGCGGCATGGCTTCATGGAATCAAGGCCGCCGCTTGAGGACATCGCCGAGCTGAACCTGAAGACCTACCAAGTGCAGTCGGACCTCGACAACCAACTGCACATCTCGGCGGTGCCGATGCTGGCGTTCTACGGGTTCCCATCAAGCGCCGAGGAGGTATCAGCAGGACCGGGCGAGGCGATCGCGTTCCCGGCTGAAGGACGCGCTGAATACATCGAGCCGGCAGGGCGTAGCTTTGAGGCGCAGTTCCGCAGGCTTGAGCAACTTGCGTTGCAGATCAACGAGCTGGGTCTGTCTGCCGTACTCGGCCAGAAGCTAAGCGCTGAGACCGCCGAGGCCAAACGCATTGACCGCAGTCAAGGTGATTCCACCATGATGGTGATCGCGCAGAACATGCAAGACATGATCGACAACTGCCTGCAGTGGCACGCCACCTACCTGGGCAATGCCGCAGCCGCAGGCAGCAGCTACGTCAACCGCGACTTCCTTGGTGCACGCCTCGAGCCGCAGGACATCCAAGCACTGCTAGCGCTTTACACCGCCGGCACCATCAGCCAAGAGACCCTACTGCGTGAGCTTGCCGAAGGCGACGTGCTAGGCGATAACTTTGATGTGGATGAAGAGCTGGAGGCGACCTCTAATGCGGGACTTGATCTACCGTCTGCTGGACCGGCTGACAGACTGGCTAGTGGACCTGATGATATGGATGGAGCCGAAGAAGCCCAGGAAGCAGGAACTTGACTACACCGTTTGCGACCTGCCTGATGAGGTGCTAGCTGTCATCCGGCTGACATGGTACAAAGACGGCAAGGCCGATGAAGTGGATGAGCTGCGCATCATGGAAGACGGCCAGAATGGTTACGACGCCTTCGCTGCAGCAGTGCAGGGCGCATTAACCCGTGGCGCCAATGTAAGCATTAGGTCGCAATATCGCCCTGAGCAACTTGGTGTCATCTAATGGCTACACCAGAAGCGCTATATCGAAATGCCATTGACCTGAATAGGTTTAGCAATAGCGTTGCGCGGCGCATCATCAATGCCTACAACGACATCATCATTGATGCAGTTAATCAACTGCGGACGATTGATGAGCTGGCAGCGCCGGTCAAAGCTGCCAGGTTGCGGGCGATCTTGGCGCAACTGAAAGACAGCCTCGGCACTTGGGCAGGTGATGCAACCGAGATCACGGCAACAGAGTTGCAGGGCATCGCGCAGTTACAGTCTGAGTTCGTGACTGATCAACTGCGGCGTGCATTGCCTGCTGGCGCTCGCGATGCAGTGCGCACCGTTGAAATCAGTCCGCAGTTTGCGCAGTCGGTGGTCACGACCGATCCAACGCAGATCAACGTGGTCGCGCTGTCGGATGATCTGTTTGCGGCAGTGCAAGGCGCACCGGCTACGTTCAACCTGACCGCTGCTCAGGGCGCCACCATCACGTTGCCCAATGGTGAAGTGGTCAGCAAAGCGTTTCGCGGCATTGCCGTGGATCAGGCCGAACGGTTCTCGCAAGTCGTGCGGCAAGGATTGCTAACTGGCGAACCGACGCCTGACATTGCTAAGCGCTTAATTGGCAGCCTGCAGTTTGGCGAGGAGGCCAAGACCGTTAAGCAACTTGTCGCAGCAGGCGGGCAGGCAACAGCAGTAGCCGACAACCAGGTCATCGCCCTAGTTCGCACCAGCATCAACCAGGTGGCCAATACCGCCAGCCAGCAGGTCTATGAGGCGAATCAGGACATTACGCCGCGTTACAGGTACGTCGCCACGCTCGACATCCGCACCAGCGCGATCTGTCGGGCGCTTGATGGCCGTGAGTTTGAATACGGCAAAGGACCAACGCCGCCGCAGCATTTCAATTGCCGCAGCACGACCGTGCCGGTCATTGATTACAAAGAACTAGGGTTCACGCCACCACCAGCAGGCACCCGCGCCAGTGCCGATGGGCAGGTGCCAGTCAACGAATCCTATGGCCAGTGGCTAGCTAAACAACCGCTACCGGTCAAGGCAAAAGCGCTTGGTGCCAACAAGGTTGCCTATTTTGACAAGCTGTCAGCCAAGTACGGACCTAAGGACGCTATTGCCAAGCTGGTCCGTGACGATGGGTCAGAGCTAACCTTGGATCAACTACGGGCTCGATACGGTGCCATTAAAGAAAGGTAGCTCCCAAAAGACCATCTCGGCCAATATCAAGGCTGAAATGAAGTCCGGCAAACCGCAAAAGCAGGCCATCGCCATTGCCCTGTCCAAAGCTGGCAAATCTCGCAAACCCAAAGGTAAAAAGTAATGGCTAAGAAACCTGGACTTTACGCCAACATCCACGCCAAGCGCGAGCGGATTGAGGCTGGCAGCAAAGAGCGAATGGCACGCAAGGGTAAAAAAGGTCGCCCCAGTGCTGCTGCATTTAAGGCTGCAGCCAAGACCGCTAAGAAACCCAAGAAATGATCACCTACCGCGGCGAGCAGTTTGAGGGTTACAACAAACCCAAACGTACGCCAAACCATCCGACCAAATCCCATGCGGTGCTAGCCAAAGAAGGCGAGACCGTCAAGCTGATCCGATTTGGGCAGCAAGGCGTTAGCGGTAGCCCAGCGCGCAAAGGTGAATCAGACGCGGACAAAGCTAGGCGTGCATCATTCAAGGCAAGACATGCCAGTAACATTGCTCGCGGGAAGATGTCCCCAGCGTTTTGGGCGGACAAGGTGAAGTGGTAACCGCTTCTTGACGGTGAATCCAATCCTTTAACTCTGAAACGTACCACCGCAAGTCTTGCGCTTTTGCCGCATGCCAGCCGTTGCCGGTGCTGCGGTACAGGTGCTCGTGGCGATCTACCGCTTCAAGGCATGCCTTAATTAGCGGATTCCACGGCTCACGGATTGGTGTATCCCATTCACGCTTTGACACGATCACCACGCGCCATTACGATGGCAGTGTAATTAAGCCTGCGGCTTATCCATGTCCGATGAAACACAAACCCAGGAGCCTGCGGCTACCTGGGGTGACAATACCGACGCACTGCAACGCAGCGTTGAGGCATTAGAGCGCAAAAACAAAGAGCTGATTGCAGAATTGCGCGCTGCCAAAAAGGCGCCAGCGTTGCCTGATGGGGTTGATGTCAATGAGCTATTGGAGTTCAAGCGCAACCACGAACAGCAGCAGCTTGAGTCGCAAGGTAAGTATCAAGAGGCGCGACAAGCTCTGGAGCAGCAGTTCCGTGAGGCGACGGCGGAAAAGGACCAGCGCATTGCAACACTTGAGGCCCGCGTGCGCGAATTGGAATTGGTCACGCCAGCAGTGACCGCATTGGCGGACATCGTCCACGATCCAGACCTGGTGCTGAAAACCAAGCTCAGCGCCGATCAGATCGAGCGTGATCCTGACGGCACAGTCGTGGTAGTCGATGGCTATCAACGCACACCTGTTGGCGAATGGGCCAAGACGCTGCCGGCATGGATGCAAAAGCAACCCAAACCCCAAGGTAGTGGTGCACCATCAGCCGGTGCTAGCACTGGCGGCATTCCGGCAGGCATGGCAAACCCATTCAGCCGTGATAGCTTCAATCTGACCGAGCAAGCACGACTGTTCCGTACTGATCGTGATTTGTACGATCGCATGAAAGCAACAGCTAACCGTTAGTATTTGAGCGTCTGCTCGTGATGGCTGCGCCACACAGAGCCTGGGGCTGCGCCCACACCGTAAACCATTCCCCCGAGATGAATCATGGCGACTCTTCGCTCTGACATCATCATCCCAGAGGTTTTTACGCCTTACGTCATTGAGCAAACCACGCAGCGTGATGCCTTCCTGGCTTCCGGTGTGGTCCAGCCCATGGCGGAGCTGAATGCAACTGAGGGTGGTGATTTTATCAACGTCCCCTTCTGGAAAGCCAACCTGACCGGTGACTTCGAGGTGCTGACTGACAGCACTTCGCTGACGCCTGGCAAGATCACTGCTGACAAGCAAGTCGGCGTTATCCTGCATCGTGGCCGCGCCTTTGAGTCCCGTGACCTTGCAGCCCTTGCTGCTGGCGCTGACCCGATGGCTGCCATCGGCGCCAAGATCGCTGATTACGTTGCCAACCAGCGCCAAAAGGACCTTTTGTCCTGCCTCGGCGGTGTGTTCGGCAGCCTGGGTTCTACCTCCAGTTCTGCTGCTTTCTTTGGCCTGACCATTGACGGCGAGTCTGGTGATACCCCCACCACGCTGAGCCCCCGTCACGTTGCCGAAGCCCGCAGCCTGCTGGGTGATCAAGGCGACAAGCTGGCCGCTGTTGCCATGCACTCCAAGGTCTATTACGACCTGGTTGAGCGCAAGGCGATCGACTATGTGACCGAGACAGACGCACGTCTGACCTCTAGCGTCACTGACTTTGTCGGCGGCAGCATTGCTGGTGCCTACGGCCCCGTGAGCGTGCCGACCTACATGGGTCTGCGCGTGATCGTGTCTGACGATGTGCAGACCGACGGCAGCGGCAGCTCGACTGAGTACGCCACCTACTTCTTCACCCAGGGTGCTGTTGCTTCCGGCGAACAGCTGGCAATGCAGACCGAAACCGATCGTGACATCCTCGCCAAGAGCGATGCCATGTCGATCGACCTGCACTATTGCTACCACCCCGTTGGTGCCAAGTGGGGCGTGACTACCGTCAACCCGACCCGCGCTCAGCTCGAGACGGTTGGCAACTGGTCGAAGGTGTACGAGCTGAAGAACCTCGGCATCGTGCGCGCCACCAACACCTCTAACTTCGATTGAGGTAACTAACCATGGCACAACCTTCCCAGTTTGAACTGTCTACAGAGCAGTATCTTGAAGCCACTTTTTACGGGGCATCCTCGATTGCCGACGTGCAATTCTGGACTGCTCCCGTTAAGTGTGAAGTGGTGGCAGTGCGTGAAGTTCACGCAACTGCCGGTAGCGATGGCAGCGCCGTAACCGGCACCGTCCGTCGTTGCCAAGGCACTGAAGCCGCCACCGCTGGCGACGATCTGCTGAGCGCCACCATCAACTTCAAAGGCACTGCTCTTACCGAGCAGACTCCTGCCTTGACCACGACTGCTGCTGACCTCGTTCTTGAGGTTGGCAACCGGCTGTCGCTGGACGTGACAGGTACTACCACCGCCTTGGCTGGTGTGATCCTGACCGTGCTGCTTAAGCGCGTCTGATGGGGCTGTTCGCTTTCCGGCGACTGCGTGAAGCCGAGGCTGCCTCTTCGGAGGTGGCCTCTCTTTCTATGCCAGAGCCTAAACTAGACATACCGGAGGTGCCCACGGATGCCAATAGCAATCGACGCAACAGTGGGCGGCGCAAACGCCAACAGCTACCTGACGCTAGCAGCAGCGCAAGCGATCATTGACGGCTTTGTGCAGGATGCTGATGTCACAGCATGGGCATCGGCTACCACTGACCAAAAGAACCGGGCACTCTTTACCGCGACGCAACGGCTAGACCGCGAGCGGTTCCTTGGCGCACGGGCGACCGATACGCAGGCGCTGCAGTGGCCGCGTACTGGCGTGCGCAAGCCTGACACTTACATCAACACCTATGCGGTTGGATTCCCGTTTCGCATTACTACTGATTATTTCACTGATACCGAAATTCCAACGCAAATTCAGTACGCGCAAACCGTGCTAGCGGTATTCCTCCATAACAACACCGACGCGCTTGGGCTTAGCGGATTGGAGGATTACAAGAATGTCAAGATCGGCAGCCTTGACGTGACGCCTAATCTTGGCTATGGCGCCGTTGGCGCTGATAAGGTGCCACCGCTGATGGAGCGTTACCTGACAGGGCTTAGAATAAGTGGACCTGGTAACGTTGCAATTCGCCGGAGCTAATCATGCCTGATCTTATTTCTCCTGCCGGCGGTGACATTGGCCTACAGCGTAGGTCTGACGGCAGTTATGCAAGCCTTGTGGCAGGCGGCGCCTACCGCACTACTGCCACTATTACCCGTCCATCTAACACCACCGCCTACACCGCTGGGGACGTGGTTGGGGACACAGGGGGTTCTGCCATCATCACCCTGGCCAACGCGGGCCCAAGTGGGGGCTTTGTGCTAATCCAGAGCCTGTCGTTGGTGCTTAGCGACAGCACGGTGCCCAGCGGCATGGGCGCGTTCCGGGTTCACTTGTACTCCGCTAGCCCTACCGCTATTGCGGATAACGCCGCCTTTGACCTGGTGAGCGATGAGCGGGCCACCTACATGGGCTTCATCGACCTGCCCGCCCCGCAAGATTTGGGCAGCACGCTGTACACGCAGACCGATTATCCCGGCCGGCTGGTCAAGCTAGCCGCTGCTAGCACCAGTTTGTTTGCTGAGATCGAAACCCGTGGTGCATATACCCCGGTAAGCGCAAGCACTGTTGAACTCAGGGTCAACACCCTGGAGGCTGGACTCTGATGCGCGGCTCTGCAGCGTTCCGGGCAGCAGTAGCACCTGGTGGCGTGCTGGCTGGACCATGGGTCAAGAATGAACTATGGCGTCGTGCGCGTGCAGTGCCGTCACTGGATCTGCGCTTTGCTGATGACAAGAGCCTGACCGACGCCGTTACTGGCCAATCGCTGGTGACCTTCACCCGCGCCAGCAGCGGCACTTATGTGGGTGCTGATGGGTTGATCAAGACGGCGGTGACGAATCTGGCGCTGCAGTCGGAAGATTTTTCAACGACGTGGGGTAGCAGCTCTTACACAATTACGACTAATGCAACAACGGCGCCCAACGGAACGGCTTCCGCTGATAAAGCGGTTAGAGACACAACAAATGCGGTTACCGCAATAAATGCAAACGTTACTGTTACTGTTTCTACAGCATACAACTTTAGTTGTTTCGTAAAAGCCGCAGAATGGAGCAAAATTGGCCTGCGCGAAGGAAGTAGTACCGGCAACTATGTAACCTTTGACCTATCAACTGGCAGCATTATTTCGTCCTTTGTTGCCACAGGCGCCATTACCGCTTACCCCAACGGCTGGTATCGCATTTCAATGCAGATGACCACAGGGGGTGCTCAGACCACTTATGGATTGAGAGTAATTCCACTACCTCCTTCGTACACAAGTGGAACACCAAGTTACTCATTTACAGGCGACGGCACTAGTGGTTTATTCCTCTGGGGCGCCCAACTAGAGCAGTCCAGCACGGTCGGTGAATACATCCCCACCACCAGCACGATCAACAGCGCCCCACGCTTCGACCACAACCCCACGACGGGCGAAAGCCTGGGGCTGTTGGTGGAGGAGCAGAGGACGAACCTTAGAACGTACAGCGAGGCAATCCTTTCCGCAAATCTCTACGGAACAACCAATTCAACACTAACGACCGTCAGTATTGCAAACCCATTTGGCGGAACTACTGCGTCTTTGTTTACGCTAAATGTTGGCGCAAATACTGGCAATAATACAGATGGCTTTAATTTTGGGAGCGGAGTTACACTTGTCAACTCAACGGCACACGCTCAATTTTTATTTGTTAAGCCTGCTGGTGCTACTGTTTTAAGACTTCGCAGCAATACCGGAGGTTCACTCTTTGACTTTACGTTAACAGGTAACGGCACGGCGCCAAGTCCTTCGGCTGATCTTCAGTCTGCCGCTATTGTTCCTTTTCCAAACGGTTGGTATCGCGTTTCTTGGATTTTCACTTCAACCACTTCGGCGCCTGGAAACCGTGGCGATTATTGGACAATCAAAACTAACGTTGCTGACGGGACCAATGGCTTGTATGTAGTGGGCGCCCAACTAGAAGCCGGGGCCTTCCCCACCAGCTACATCCCCACCACCACCGCCACGGTCACCCGCAGTGCAGACGTGGCCAGCATTAGTGGTAGCAACTTCTCTAGCTGGTATCGGCAGGATGAGGGGACGGTGTTGGTGGAGACTCGGCTTCAGTCCACAGTCGCAAGAAATGCTGCTGGTATTGATTTGAATGATAACTCAACAAATAACAGATTAATCTTTCGGGCGTTTACGACTGGCTCATTTGATCAATACATAGCTCGCTCGGGAGGCTCTACGGTTGCAACAATCGCGAGCGCAAACATTCCCTCTCTTCTTCTAAGGAAAAGTGCCATTGCTTATAGGGTCGATGATTTTGCACTAACTGCCGAAGGGTTGGCCCCCAATACTGATACATCAGGTGCTGTTCCAGTAGGAGTTAATCAGGCGTTTATTGGGTCTGCATTATCAGGAACTGAGTTTTTAGGGGGACACATCCGCCGCCTCTGCTATTGGAACCAGCGCCTCCCGAACTCCACTTTGGAGGCAATCACCCGATGACGCACTACCTACGCTTCCCCGACGAATCCACCGGCATGGCTGCGCTGGATGCTGCTGGCCTTCTGGACGCTGACGGCCACCCCCTCACCGCCAGCCACACGCACGCGCTGGATGTGATCGGCCCCATCTACCGAGGTGGCACCTACGACCCCGACACCGGCGAGGTAATCACCCCACCCGTCCTGCTGGAAGGCTGGCACGTCAACTACATCGGTGACTTGCCTGATGGGTGGGCAGAGTATGCGGTGAGCCCTGAGCAGCCGGTTAGAGTCTGGCTATGAGCGTTCAACCCGGCCAGCACAATATCGCCATCCAGCGTCGGGCTGACTATGACCTTTCGCTGCAGTTTAAAGATTCCAACAATGCCAATATCAACCTGACCGGCTGGACTGCTTACGCGCAAGTGTGGAATGAAGGCCGCACCACCAAATATGCTGACTTTGCTGTTACCTACACCAACCGCTCTGCTGGTCAAATCAGCATTGCCTTGACCGATACGCAGACTGCAGGCTTTCCCAATGAAGCCTATTACGATGTTTTGTTGGAAGACTCCAGCGGCTTGCGCAACTATTACCTAGAAGGCATCGTATTCGTCTCGGAGGGCTACACAGCACCATGACATCCGTAATCGTCAACGAGGCTACCAACACAGTCACTGTTACCACGCCAGGCCCTGCAGGCCCATCTGGCGCAGCTGCAGTTATGGTGCGCGGCCAAGCCAGCAAGATGGACAGCGGCACCATTGACATAGTTACGCAGGGCGTATATGTCACCACCGGATTGACTGCAACGCTTGACGCCAGTACTGTCAACGGCATGACGCTTGGCACAACACATGCCTTTGCATTGAAAAACACCAGCGGTAGCACAAAGCTGCTGCGTTTTTATGGCAGCATCGACGCCAAGACCGTCAGCGGCAACAACAAAGTGCTCGGCATCAAGCTGGCCAAGAACGGCACCGCCATAGATCAAACCGAATGCCGCGCCTTTACCGGCTCGGGCAACGAGGAAGCCAAGTTGGTCACCAACTGGATGATCAGCATGGCCGCTAACGATGAAGTAGCACTGTTCATCGCCAACCACAGCAGCAACGTTGACATCACCTTTAGTCGCGGCAGACTTGTAGCCAGCGAGGTGTTTGCATGACACTAGCCAGCCCTTTACGCAAGGTTGCCAGCAAGTTGATGGCAAAGTTTGGCGGTGTTGCAACACTACGCCGCGTCACGCCTGGCATCTACAACCCAACTACTGGCACCGTCAGCGAAACCACCAGCGATACCGCATTGCGTGGCGTGTTGGAAGATGTAAACCTGCGTGAAGTCAACGGCCTTATCCAAGCTGGCGACAAGCGGCTGACTATTGCAGCAGCAGATACCGCAGCAGCACCAACCACCGCTGATCGCGTCATCATTAGCACCCGTAGCTTGCATGTAATTGAGGTGCGCACTATCGAGCAAGACAACCAGCCAATCACCTACGAGCTAATCCTGAGGGACTGATGGCACGCACTATCCGCGTTGGTGATATTGGCGATTACGTGAACCAGCAGATGGAAAAGTTACTGCGGGTTGCTGTGTTAGAGACTGACTCAAGAGTCAAACAGGCAAGCCCTGTCGATACTGGAAGGTTTCGCGTTAGTTGGCAGGTAGGGGAGAATGCAGCGCCAGGCGGGGAGAAACCTGCGGGGACCTACAGCGGCACTCCGCAGATTGAACGCATCGGCTACCAGCAAGAAAATCTCGGTAACGTGTACAGCGTGCACAACAATCTGCCGTATGCAGAGCCTCTTGCCAATGGCAGCAGCAAACAAGCGCCGGCGGGGTGGGTGCAAGGCATCGCCAAAGACATCCAAGGCTTTGTGCACGTCAACGCTGACCGCATCGGACGCGAATCATGAGTAGCACCATCAACGACGTCCGCGCTGCCATTGAAGGCCGCATTGCTACACAGATGGCGATTGCGCCGGCATATCCGGTGAGCTATCAGAACGTGCCATTTACGCCGCCAAACAATGCACCATGGCTGCAGGCATTCATCCGCTTTGGCGACAACGCCTATGCCACGCTGTTGCCTACAGGTAGCGCAGGGTTTAACCGGCACAATGGCGTGTTGACCGTGAACATCTTTACCCCTATTGGTGCTGGCACTGCAGCTAACTTCACCATTGCCGAGCGGGTTAAAGACTTGTTTGATCGCGTGACTGTATCAGGCATCATCTTTGATCCGGTATCCGGCCCGGCGCAAGTAACGCCTGCCGCGCCACAGCCTTATTACCAGACGCAGTTAACCGCAACGTTTGAAGCCTATTTAGACTGAGCGCAGCCACTACCGTTCACAACATGGCTGTTACTGTTCTGTCCGGTACGTCCGGCGCCCTCTACTACAAACCCGCCGGCACCAACGGCAACTTCCCCGAGTCTGGCGTTAATGCCAGCACGGATGTTATCACCGTTCAGCCGTACCTGAATTTCAAGGCTGGCGATCCGGTCAAGTTCCGCGTCATCAACAGCCAGACTGGCGGATCCGGCACTGGTACGCTGCCGTCTCCCATTGACGCTGCCACCACCTACTACGTGCTGTCTTACACAGCTGCGACTGGTGCGCTGACCGTCTCCACGTCCGCTGGTGGCACCATCCTTGCCATCACTGACGACGGCACGGCGGTAGCACCCAACGAGTTTGAGGTGTACTACGCCGATTTCGCTGCCGTTGGGCAAGTGCAGTCTTGGTCTTTTGAGATCAGCCGCGCTGAGATTGACGTGACCACCATCGGTCAAACCGCTGGGCAGTATGCACCCTTCCGTGCCTACATCCCTGGCTTTGCCGACGGCAATGGCACTGCCACCGTCTACGTGACCAACGAAGACGCTGCACTGTCTAACCGCATGGTGGAAGACGTGCTGCAGCGTCAGCAAGTGGGCTGCGCCTTCAAGCTGTACACCGACAAGCAGGGGACTGAGGCGCTGAGCCGCAGTATTGCCATGGATGCAGTGTTGACCTCGGCCAGCCTGAACGTCAACCCTGACGATGCCCAGCAGGTGGAAATTGCCTTCCGTCCGGCTGGCGTGCCAACGTTTGATTTCAGCACCAGCGCCTGATAGCAAAATCGCCCCGGCTTGCGCTGGGGCTTTTTTGTGCTTAGAGTACACCTAACTCATCAACTTTTATGGGATCCGCGCTTGCACGCCTCAAGAAAGCAGCCAACCTGACGCCAACCAAGCGGGTTGTAACGCTAACCGATGGCAGCGTGTTTGAGTTTTACTCCGCGCCACTCACAATGGCCGAACGCGAGCGCGCAGAGAACATGCCTGGCGGCAACAATGCCAATGGCTTTGCATTGAACTTGCTGGTTACCAAGGCAATGGACGACACCGGCAAGCGCTTGTTTGCGGCCGGTGAAATTGCCGAACTCAAGGAAGAGGTGTTAGATGCTGACCTGCAAGGCATGATGCTGGCGATCATCACCAACCCAGAGGATGCAGAGCAGCTGGACATGAAAAGCATTAAAGAAGGAGCTAAGTAAAGACAATCTGCTACTGCTACAGCTTGGCGTTGCAAAGGAGCTTGGCTATAGCTTGGCTAGGCTCAATCAAGAGGTGACGCTAGAGGAGTTGCTCATCTGGAGCAGCTACTTTGAGCTTCAAAACGAGGAGCAGGAGCGTAGAATGAAGCAAAAGCGGTAGGGTTGCGCTGTGTCTGTCGTCGCTAATGTTGCCATTAACGTTGACAGCCGCAATGCTGTTAGCAAGCTGCGGCAGGTGCAGCAAGGTGCGCAGGCAACCAGCCAAGCGGTTGATAAGCTCAATACAAGCGCGGCCGCAACGGGCGACAAATTTAAATCTGCTGGATCAGGGGCAAGTGCTTTAGCCGCAAGCCTAGGAAAGCTTGCGACCGCATATTTTACGCTGCAAACAGCGCAGCGTGCAGTTCAGGCCGGCATTCAACGCGAAGAATCTGGCCGCAGGCTTACATTTTTGGCTCGGGGATACGGCGAAATTGCCCAAGCCCAGCAAGCTGCTGCCAGAGCTGGACGGCAATTTGGACTAAGCGCAACTGAATCCAATCAGCAATTTGCGCAGCTTTATGGCAGACTGCGCCCCCTAAACGTATCGCTTACGGATATTGAATCTGCTTTTGTTGGTTTTAATACTGCGGCAAAAGTAAGTGGCACGTCTACCGCTGAAACCGCAGCGGCTTTGCTGCAACTAACGCAAGCCCTTGGTTCTGGCGTTTTGCGCGGGCAAGAGCTTAATTCAGTGCTTGAACAGGCGCCTGGTCTTGTTGTTGCATTGACAAAAGAGCTGGGAATGCCAGTTAATGAAATTCGCAAATTAGCCGAAGAAGGCAAAATTACAAGTGATGTTGTTATCCGTGCCCTTAAGCGAGCTGGTACCGAAGGCGCAGACCAACTCGCCGAAGCAATGAAGGGCCCGGCACAGCAAGTGAAAAATCTGCAAAACGCTTTTCAAGATTTTCAAGTTGCACTAACCAAGGATGTGCTGCCAGCATTTATAGAAATAATTAACGGAGCAACTTCGCTGCTTAAATTATTTGGGCAATTGCCAGGTCCAATAAAAACAATAACTGCCGTATCAATTGCACTGACCGCAGCCTTTGTTGCATTAGCACCTGCCATCAGCGCAACCATTGGATTACTGGGGGGTTTGTCGCTTGCTACTTTGGCAGCCGCTGGTCCATGGGTTGCGTTGGCTGCTGGCATCACAGCAGCAGCCATTGCGCTTAATGGCTATCGAACCGAATCACAAAAGTTAGGAGGGGCAGCCGCTGGTGGTGGCGCAGCAGATTTGGCAGCAGCGCGAAATGCAATGGCGCAAAAGGGGCAAACAATTAGTTTGCTAGAGCAACAAAGAAAAACCGCTAAAGGGCCTGCACGAGCAAGCATTGATAGAACAATTACCAGGGAAAGAAAAGCATTTGCAGACCTAAAGGCAGGCGTAAACCGTGGCCAACAATCAGAAAATCCAATTGCGAACGCAATGGGCACCCCGATAGGCGCAACGGTTGGTGGGGGTGGCGGCCGCGCAGCAGGCAGTGGCGCAGCAAGCAAAGCAGCCAACGAAGCAGAACGCGCCGCAAAGGCAGCAGCTCAAGAAGCCGCAAGGGTTAAAGATGTCATCCGCGATAGGTCGGCAGAAGGCCAATTTATGCGTCTTAAGTCGGAGATGCAAAACAGAATTGCAAATGCAGAAATTGCTGGCGACAAAATGCTGGCAGCGCGATTGAATGGCGCACAGCGTGAACTGGACATTCAATACCAATATGCGCAAGAGTTAGCAAAAGAAAAAGACATAGACGCTCAAAGGGCAATTATCTTTGAAGGCCAAGTCGCCTTGGTCGCCAATCAGCGCGAGGTTCAGCGAGAACTGAATAAACTGCAACAGCAAAACGACCAAGACAGACTTGCATCGCTGCAAAAAGCCATTGAAAAACAATATGAACTTAATGCAGCTGTGCAAAATCAACTGCGGCTTGCCGATGGTGTTGCCAATACGCTGGGCGAAGGATTGGGATCAGCCTTTAATGCCTTAATTGCTGGCGCGCAAGGATGGGAAAAGAGTCTGCAGCAAATTGCGTCTGGCGTTCTTCTTGATATCGCCAATCAACTAATTAGGATCTTTGTCATTGAGCAGGCAATCAATGCCATCAAGACATTTTTGACGCCATTTAGCTTATCAACGCCATTAGGTGCCGGCGGTGGAAAGGTTGGCAAGTTTGGCACGCTTGGGCCAAATTACGGGATCCCGCAACGCGCCAAAGGTGGCCCGGTATCCAGCGGCCAAACCTACATGGTGGGCGAGCGTGGCCCTGAACTGTTCGTGCCTGGCCGCAGCGGGTCCATCGTGCCCAACGACAAGCTGGGCAGCGGCGGCAGCACCAGCGTTGTAGTGAACGTCGATGCCAGTGGCAGTAAAGTAGAAGGCAACGACCAACAGGGCAACCAACTGGGCCGCGTTATTGCTGCCGCCGTCCAGCAAGAACTCATCAAACAAAAACGCCCTGGAGGCTTGCTGGTGTAATGGCTACCTTCCCCAACTACAAGCCGACATATTCGGCCACCAAAAGCAGCGAGCCAAAGATTCGCACTACGCAATTTGGCGATGGTTACCAGCAGCGCGTCACGTTCGGCCTCAACCAAAACCCCAAGGAATGGCGACTGTCTTTTAACGTCACCGACGATGACGCCGATGTCATCGAGGCGTTCCTAGACGCTCGGGCTGCTGATGCCGCTTCTTTCACTTGGACCCCGCCAGGTGAAGCCGTCAGCTACAAGTGGATTTGCCCTAGCTGGACGCGCGAGCTATTTGATTTTGATCGCAGCAAGATTGACGCGACCTTCACGCAGGTATTTGAGCCGTGACCGTCCCCGTTTCTGATCTTCAGGCAATTGCGCCCAGCGCCGTTATCGAGCTATTCGTGCTGGAGCTGAACGTTCCGCAACACGGCGTAGCCGACATTTACCGCTTCCACGCTGGCACCAACCTGAATGCCGGCGGGCAATTGGTGTGGGCCGGCAATAGCTACCTCCGGTTTCCCATTGAGGCAGACGGTTTTGCTTATGAAGGCAAGGGTTCGCTGCCGCGTCCACGCCTGCGCTGCAGCAACATCATGGGCACCATCACCGCAATCCTGCTGACCTTGCCAAAGGGCCTGGAAGGTGCCAAGGTGTCCCGGATCCGCACCCTGGCCCGCTACATCGATGCGGTGAACTTCCCCGGTGACGTCAACCCTTACGGCACCCCGGACCCGACAGCAGAGTTTCCACGCGAGGTCTACTACATCGACCGCAAGTCAGCGGAAACCCGCGACGTAGTGGAGTTTGAACTCGCAGCGGCGTTTGACCTGATCGGAGTGCGGGCGCCACGACGCCAGTGCATCGGCAACATCTGCCAGTGGGCCTACAGGTCTGCAGAGTGCAGTTACACCGGCACTTCCTACTACAACGAAAACGATCAAAGCGTCGCCACCGCGCCAGAAGATGTCTGCGGCAAACGATTGAGCAGCTGCCGAATCCGCTTTGGCTCAACAGCTCCGTTGCCCTTTGGCTCCTTCCCCGGCGTGGGCACCTATTCCTCATGACCTGGCGTACCGCAGCACTCGATCACGCCAAGGCCGAGGATCCACGCGAAGCCTGCGGGCTGCTGGTGGTGGTCAAAGGCCGCGAACGCTACTGGCCGTGCCAGAACCTCTGCACCGGCGCAGACCAGTTCATCCTCAACCCGGATGACTACGCAGCCGCCGAAGATGCCGGCGAAATCATCGCGGTGGTCCATAGCCATCCGGTCACCCCGCCACAACCCAGCGGCCCTGATCTGGTGGCCTGCGAAAACAGCGGCCTGCCATGGCACATCGTCAACCCCAAAACCGAGGTGTGGGGCGGCTGCGAACCATCCGGCTACAAGGCACCCCTAGTCGGCCGCGAATGGGCATGGGGCATTACCGACTGCTGGACGCTGGCCCGTGACTGGTACGTCGAGCATGGCCTGCAACTACCCGACTGGGAGCGCCCGCTGACGCCAGAGGCATTTGAGGCAGATCCCCTGTTTGATCGCTACTGGAAAGAAGCCGGCTTCCGCGAGCTGGACGAAGAGGAAGAGCTGCAGCCCGGCGATGCGCTGCTCATGAACATCAGCGGTTCCGGCCTCAATCACGTCGGCGTTTACATCGGCGACCAGCTGGTGCTGCACCACATTCGCGGCCGGCTCAGTAGTCGCGACATGTACGGCGGCTGGCTGCAGAAATGCACTGGCCGCCGTCTCCGCCATTACGATGCAGGGAGGCTAGAGCTGACGTGATGTTGCGCACAATCCGCATCTACGGGCGCTTGGCCAAGTTCCTGAAGCGCCGCAAGTTCGAAGCCGAAGTTTCCAATGCAGCCGAGGCTGTTCGCTTCCTTGTAACCAATTTCCCCCAGCTGGAACGCCACATGGCGGAACAGCACTACCGCGTAAGCGTCGGCACCTACGATCTGTCGCTTGACGAAATCCACGATCCAGCCGGCAGCCAAGAGATCAAGATCGTGCCAGTGGTGGCTGGCGCTGGTGCTGCGGGGCGGATTCTTGTTGGCGTCGGCTTAATTGCTGCTGCCTTTTTTACAGGTGGTGCAACTATTGGCCTGCTGGGCCTTGCGGCCCCACTTTCCGTTAGCACTGTCCTTGCTGGTATCGGCGTTTCTCTAGTGCTTGGCGGCGTAGCCCAGCTGCTTACACCTGTCCCAACACTCAGCACCCCCTCAACGGTCAACACCGACAAGGACCCTCGCAAGAGTTATTCCTTTAGTGGAATACAAAACACCAGCCGCCAAGGCACTCCAGTGCCCATCGTTTATGGCGAGACGCTGGTGGGCTCAATTGTGATTTCAGCAGGCATCGACACTGAACAGGTGACGGCATGAAACGGATTGGCGGTTCTGGTGGCGGTGGCGGTGGCGGCAAAGGCCGCAGCAGTGGCGGTGGGCCGCAGACCTACACCCCCACCGAAGCTGCCGACACGCTCAACTCAAGGCAATACGCCAACCTCATCGACCTCATCAGCGAAGGCGAAATCCAAGGGCTCAAAGACGGCCACAAATCGATCTTCATCAATAACACTCCTCTACAAAATCAAGACAACTCATACAACTTCAACAACGTCACAGTCTGGACACGCAACGGAACACAGAACCAGGACTACATCCCAACTGTTGACGCTGTTGAGAACGAGGTTGCTGTTGGCGTAACAGTTCTCCAGGCAACGCCAGTCGTTCGTAGTATCACAGACACCGCAGTCGATGCCGTCCGCGTCACCATCAACATTCCTGCCCTGCAGCGAATCACGGATCAGGGTGACATTGTTGGCAGTGTTTTCAGATTTCAAATCTCCACGCAATACTCAGGCGGGGGTTACACCGTTGTTGTTGATGACGTAATCAGAGGCCGGACAGCCGATCTATACCAGCGCGATTACCTAATCACACTGACTGGATCCAAACCTGTCAATATCAAGGTGACTCGCGTCACCGACGACAACTCAGAGCAGGACGCCCCAGGCGGTGAATCCGCAAAAATCACAAACGCCTTCAGCTGGTCGAGTTACACAGAACTTACCTACGCAAAGCTCAGATACCCCAACAGCGCTTTGGTGGCAGTACGCATCGACGCTGAGCAATTCAACTCCATCCCTTCGCGCTCCTTCTTGGTGCGTGGCATCAAGGTCCGCATCCCCAACAACGCCACTGTCGATTCAGTTACCGGCCGCCTGATCTATGCAGGCGTGTGGAATGGCAGCTTTGGTGCTGCGCAATGGTGCAGCGACCCCGCCTGGATCTTGTGGGATCTGCTCACCTCAACCCGCTACGGATTCGGCCAGCACATCAGTGCCGCGCAGCTGGACAAGTGGGCCTTCTACTCCGCAAGCCAGTATTGCGCTGAACTGGTACCTGACGGCTTCGGCGGTCAAGAGCCCCGCTTCTCCTGCAACATCAACATCCAAACGCAGGAAGACGCCTACAAGCTGATCAATGACATGTGTTCGGTGTTCCGGGCCATGCCCTACTGGAGCACTGGGGCGCTGACCATCAGCCAAGACCGCCCCGCTGACTCCGCCTATCTATTCACGCTGGCGAACGTCTCTGAGGAGGGCTTCAGCTATTCGGGCAGCAGCCTGAAGACACGGCCGAACGTAGCCGTGGTCAGTTACCTCGACCTAGAGCTGCGGGATGTTGCCTACGAGGTCGTCGAGGATCAAACCTCGATCAGCAAATATGGCGCCATCACCACCGAGATCAGCGCCTTTGCCTGCACCAGTCGTGGGCAAGCTGGTCGAATTGGGGAGTGGCTTCTCTACTCGGAGCAATACGAAGGCGAGGTAATCAGCTTCTCCGCCAGCATCGACGCCGGTGTGGTGGTGCGGCCTGGCCAGATCATCGAGGTCAGCGACCCCGTGCGAGCTGGCGCCCGTCGCGGTGGCCGCATTGCCTCCGCAACTACCACCGCAATCACCGTCGATGACGCAACCGGCCTGACATCGAGCGGCGCCACGCTATCTGTCATCCTCCCGGATGGCACGGTGGCCGCCCGCAGCGTCGCCAGTATCGCCGGCAAGGTCATCAACCTCACCTCTGCCCTGCCCACGGCACCCAACGCCAACAGCATCTGGATCCTCGAAACCGCTTCAATCCAGACTTCGACCTGGCGCGTGATCAGCGTTGCCGAGCAAGATCAGGCTACCTATCAGATCTCGGCCCTCGCCTACAACTCGAGCAAGTACGCCTACGTGGAGCGAGGCCGGCCGCTTGAGGTTCGCGACATAACCGATCTCAACGAGATACCCGACGCACCAGCCAGCCTCTCATTTGAGGAAGCGCTCTACAGCTACCAGAACCAGATCCGCGCCAAGGTAATTGTTTCTTGGCCGGCGGTACTTGGCATTGCCCAGTACCGGGTGAAGTGGCGCAAAGACAGCGCCAACTGGGCCGTGGTTGATGTGCTGACCAACGACTACGAAATCCTCGACATCACGCCCGGCCTATTTGAGGTGCAGGTGTTCTCCATGAGCGCTGCTCTGAAGCTGTCCACCACAGCAGCCACCGGCAGCATCACGGCACTTGGCAAGACAGCCGCGCCGTCCAACGTGACTGGCTTCTCATCAGTCCTTGACGGCAACATCGGTGCCACCCTGATCTGGAACCCCGTCCCCGACCTCGATCTCAGCGAATACGAAATCAGACAGGGCACAGTCTGGGCGTCCGCCACCTTCGTCACCAACGTGGCCGCCACCAGTTACAAACTCGGCCAGCTGGCTCCCGGTACGCGCAGTTACATGATCCGCGCCATCGACACTTCAGGTGTCTACAGCGCCGCAGCTGCCAGCACCACCGTCACCATCACTTCACCTTCAACACCGAGCGTCACCGCCACAGTGGCCGGCGACTTGGTGACACTCAGCTGGCCAGCCTCTACCGCCAGCTATGCCATTGCCGCCTATGTGGTCCGGTCCAGCGCCGGTGCCATTGGCGAAATCAAGACCACCACCACCTCGCTACCGATCATCTGGAACGGCGTGCGGACTTTCTACGTGAAAGCGGTGGACTTGGCCGGCAACGAGAGCGCCGAAGGTTCAGCAACAGTCACAATCACCCAAGCCGCCGCGCCAACTGTCTCCGTTTCTTACACAGGCCAAAACGCCGTACTGACTTGGAGCGAAGTAAACGGTACGACAAAAACGCGCTTTTACCGAATTGCACGCAACGACGCAACTGTTGCAATTTTGCAATCTACAAGCTACACCACGCGTATCGACTGGACAGGTTCGCAGACATTTACCGTCCAAGCTGTTGACGCAAACAATAATCTTGGCGCTGCTGCAACTGTTGCTATCGCCCCCACGGCACCACCAGCTCCTAATGTGCAAAATACTTTCAGGGGCGAGCAGGTTCTGTTGAGCTGGGATCCCGTGCAGGGCAGCCTCGAAACGGCCTATTACAAAGTGCTCAGGGGCAACACCTTTGCATCAGCTACCTTATTGGCTGAAATCAAGTCCACTACCTACAGCTTGAAGGTTGACTGGACAGGCACGCAGCGATTCTGGGTAGCGGCAGTTGACGTTATCGGCAAACAAGGCCCCGAGCAATTCCAAGACGTAGTGGTCACATCACCATCGGCGCCTGTGATCAGCCAGCAAGTGATTGACAACAACGTGTTGCTGCGCTGGACCGATTCAACACAAACGCTGCCCATCGTCTACTACGAACTACGCCGCGGCACTACCTACGCAGGCGGCACCTCGGTCGGCACCAAACAGGGGCTGTTCACCACGGTATTCGAGACCGTCTCTGGCGCCTACACCTACTGGCTGGCGGGCATCGACAGTGCAGGCAACGAAGGCACCCCGGCCAGTGTCTCCGCCCTCGTCAACCAGCCTCCGGATTACATCCTGCGCTCGGACATCAACAGCACCTTTAGCGGCACCTCCACCAACCTGACGCCCAATGGCACGGGCCTGCTGGCAACGGTAGATACGACAGAAACTTGGCAGTCGCACTTCACCTCCCGCGGCTGGAGCACACTGCAGGACCAAGTGAGCGCTGGCTTCACCATCTACGCCATGCCGTCTACCACCACCGGCAGCTACGTCGAGGAGTTCGACTACAGCACCGTGCTGGCTGGCACCAAGATCACCTCAACGCTCACACGGCAGGCTGTGGCGGGCTCTGTGACGGTAACCCCAACGATCAGCGTAAAAACCGCATCTGGCGACCCTTGGACCGACTACGCAAACCAAGAGTCCATCTATGCCACCAACTTCCGCTACGTGAAGGTCCGTTACGACTTCACCAGTGCTGGCGGCGATGACCTGCTGCAGCTCAGTGGACTGAACGTCCGCCTCGACATCAAGATCAAGAACGACATGGGCAATGGCACGGCAAACTCTGCGGATACTGGTGGAACGACGGTCAACTTCAATGTGCCGTTTGTGGATATTGAAAGCATTGGTGTCACACCAAGCGGAACGACGCCCAGAATCGCGATCTATGATTTTGTGGACGTCGCCAATCCCACCAGCTTCAAGGTGCTGCTGTTCGATACCTCGGGCAACCGGGTGAGCGGCCCCTTCAGCTGGCAAGCCCGAGGAAGCTAAGCCATGGCCAACTGGTCCAACCCACTGCTGACCAGCACCTACACCAACTTCCTCACGGAGGTCAAGGACCGCGACACGGACCTGGCGCTGCAGTTTGACGGCACAACCAGTAGCAACATCCCCACAAACGCCATCCGCTGGAACAGCTCGGTCAACCGCTGGCAGAAGTGGAACGGCAGCAGCTGGGCAGAGCTAACCAGCACCTATGCGCTGACCGGTCTCAGCACCACAGGCAACGCCACCATTGGCGGCACATTGGGCTCTGGGGCAATCACCAGCACGGGCAGCGTCAGTGGCACCGCATTGATACCCACGGGCAACACCGTGCCAGCCACAGGCGTTTACCTGCCATCTACCAATGTGTTTGGCGTTGCGACGAGCAGCACAGCGCGAATCATCGTTGACGCAAGCGGTAATGTCGGCATCGGCACGCTGAGCCCGGTAGTGGGCTTGCACATTGCACAGGCTGCGGCTTCTGCCACAACAGGTAATTTCCTTGTTGCCCCACCGGCTGCAGGCCAAGCACGGATGCGCCTGTATAACCAAGGCGGCCAGGCTGAGTGGATTTTTGGTCAAAAGACCGGCACAGACCACAGCTTCAAGCTGAGCAAAAGCGTCGCGGGTTCAGAGTCTGATTATCTGACAGTTGACACCACCGGCCGCGTGGGGATTGGGACTAGTAGCCCTAATTCTCGTCTTCACCTAAGCGATGGCGAGCTGACCATTTCCACAGGAGGAAACGTAACTGATGCAGGCGGGACTATTAATTTTGGCATTGCGGCACTGCCGTCATCTTCGCCTATGGCAACCGTTCAAGGGTTGCTAGTAAATGCAACAGGAACAGAATTGCAAGGTGGGCTAGGTTTCTTTACTCGTCCTAACGGTACAGCGGGTCAGTCGCTTCAACGGCGAATGACCATCACCAGTGATGGGTCAATCGGAATCAATACCACTGCTCCCTACAGCCGCTTCACTGTTGTCCCGTCATCCACGCCTTCAACACCAGCGACGGCCAATCAAATCACCGTTGGCGAGTCATCCGGGAATGGCGCCTATCGATTGCAGCTCGGGTATCTCTACGACACGCTGGGTCGCGGCTCCATCCAGGCTTATGACAACGGCAACCCAAGCCCCCTGATACTCAATGGCGCGGGTGGAAATGTAGGGATTGGGACGAGTGCGCCTGTATATTCGCTTGACGTAAACGGACGCATACGAGGTGTTGGATCCAGTGCCGCGCTTATAGCCTCCAATGGAAGTGGAACAAGCCAAACTTCAATCAGTCTTATTAGAGAAGGCGCAGCAACTAATCAAAAAACATGGGAGCTACTTACTCTCTCAGGCGGTGATTTTAAAATCCGCACGATTAGCGATGACTATACAGCATCACAGGATGCCATAGTAGTCAATCGAGGTAGCGGTTTTTCTGTAGACAACGTCCAGTTACATGCCAACGGCAGCGAGCGCCTCCGCATTGACAGCTCCGGCCGCGTCGGAATTGGCACCACAGCCCCTGGAACAAGCTTCGATGTTGCGTTGGCTGCACCTTCGGCCACGATTGGCAACATCCGCATCTCGCCCAGTTCTCCTGGCCAGGCCCGGTATCACCTCTACAACGGAGGAGCCACGGCTGAGTGGGTGTTTGGCCAAGCCACTAGCACCAGTCACGACTTCACCTTTAGCAAGTCCGTTGGTGGCAGTGAAAGCGAGTACCTGCGCATCGGCACCTCCGGTCAGATCGGCATTGGCGGCGCCAACTACGGCACCAGCGGCCAAGTGCTCACCAGCAACGGCTCTGGTTCGTCGCCATCGTGGACAACTGTTGCCGCACTCACCGCCGGCACCGCCGTAAGCGCAACAGGCACTGCCGTTGATTTCACCGGCATTCCATCATCGGTAAAGCGCATTACCGTGATGATTGACGCCGTGAGCACGGATGCCTCTGCCACACTCGCAGTTCAGCTAGGAGATAGTGGCGGCATTGAAACTTCTGGCTACACCGGAGGTCTTGCATGGACAGGTCCAAGTACAGGCAGCAGCGGATCGGCCAGCACATTCCCACTTGCTATAGGAGCCGCGAGTGATACCGTTTCTGGTCACGCTGTTATTACTAAAGTTTCTGGCAACACATGGGTGCTATCCAGCACAGTGGCCCGTGACAATGATGACCTTGTATTTATCAGCGGTGGATCAAAAGGCCTCTCTGCAACATTGGATCGCATCCGCATCACCACAACGGGCGGCAGTGCATCCTTTGACGGAGGCACTGTGAACATTCTGTATGAGTGATGTTGCCTCTTTGGTAGCAGCTACACTTTCACCATCTAACCCCACCTCATGTCCGAGTCCAAGCAAAAGCTGGTCGAGCTGATCGAGGCTTACGCCACCGCAAAGGCCACAGGTAACTCCCTGCTCATCCAGTCAGCTGGCGCGACGCTCGTCGGCTACCTAGAGAGCGTGGAGATCACCGAAGCCGAGCAAGCCAATGACTGACATCACCTACACCTGGGTCATCTCCCAGCTGGACTGCGCCCCACAGGAGAACAACCTAGAGGACGTGGTAAAAACCATCCACTGGCGCTACCAAGCCACTGATGGTACGCACACCGCTGACTGCTACGGCAGCATCGGCGTCGGCGAAGTGGATCCTGATGACTTCACCCCTTACGCCGAACTGACCAAGGACCAAGTGATTGCTTGGCTTGAGACTCAGTTGGATGTTGAGGAGCTTGAGCGGAACCTCGCCGGCCAACTGGCCGCGCTGGCTAACCCGCCGATCATCTCGCCTGATCTGCCGTGGCAGTAAAAGCAAAGGCCGGCCTTTCTGGCACCATCCGCAAGGAATCGGTGCCCAAGACCACCAGCATCGGCCAAGGCGCCCGCAGCCGTCCCCGGCGACGTGGGCGTAAGAAGTTGCGCGGGCAGGGTCGCTAGGCTATTACTGAGGCGTAATTGCTCCCATGCCACCAGCCGACGATGTCTCGCATGGGGACATTTACCACAAGCTCGGATCGCTCGAAGGTAAGCTCGAGACCGTGCTGATCCAGCTCGGCGAAAAACGCGGCGACATGGCTGCTGTATTCTCCCGACTCCGCGAGATTGAAACCCGCGTCGCCATTGGCGTCGGCCTCGCCATCGGACTGAGCTTCCTCATCCCGTTCGCAATCAACGCAGCAGCACCCAAACTGCACTTTGAACACAGTCCATCTACTCAGGTTGGCAAGTAGTCTTAAGACACCGATCTAAGCACAATGAGCCCCGAGACTGCCGCCATCATCGCCATCGTCATCGCTGCTGGCAGCGAGATCATCGCGATTAGCCCGCTCAAGTCCAATAGCTGGATCCAGCTGCTGCTGCAGGCTGGCCGGATGATGTTCCCCAAGCGCCGCTGAGCAATGGCCAACGCCGCCCCGATCACACTGGAGCAGCTGTTCCGGTTCTACAAAGGGCTGCCGCATCAGGCCGCGGCCATCAGCCAGCTGGAGCAGGACTTGGCCGTCAACGGCTACGCCGCGGCCATGCGGCGTGATCGGGCGTGGTTCAACACCTGGAGCCAGGACGGCAAGCAGGCAGACCTCGGCGCGGCGCTGAGCATGATCCAGCAGTTCGAGGGGTGCCACCTCGACGCCTACCCTGACCCGGCCAGCGGTGGTGAGCCGTGGACGATCGGCTACGGCACCACCCGCTACGGCGACGGCCGGCCGGTCAAGCGCGGCGACAGGATCAACGCCGTCGAGGCCGACATGCTGCTGCGGCAGGAGGTGGATCGGATCGCTGACAAGCTGCGCGCCACGGTGCCGCACTGGGGCGAGATGGCGGACCATCAGAAGTGCGCGCTGATCAGCTTCGCCTACAACCTCGGCAGCGGCTTCTACGGCGCCAAGGGCTTCGAGACCATCAGCAAGCGGTTGCGCGAAAAGGACTGGCCTGGCGTGCCTGATGCCCTGCTGCTCTACCGCAACCCCGGCACCAACGTGGAGGCCGGCCTGAAGCGGCGCCGCATCGCCGAGGGCGATCTGTGGGGCCGAGAGCGGCAGACCACTGGACCGATCGAGGCGACGTTCACGCCCGAGAGCCCCTTCAGCTTCAAGATCACACCGCACATCACCTACGGCGAGTTCGCGCTCAACCAAGAGGCGCGGCGCTTCGATCACCAGCATCAGTGCGACACCGCGGTGAAGCTGACGCAGTTCCTTGAGAAAGTCCGCGTGCAGTTCGGCGGTAAGCCGATCATCATCACCTCCGGCTACAGGCCAGCAGCGATCAACCGCGCTGTCGGTGGCGCAGCAGGCAGTGAGCACCTGTACGACGCTCCCAGCGTCGGCGCTGTGGACTTCTACGTCGATGGCGCTGACATCAACAAGGTGCAGGCATGGGTTGATCGTGAGTGGCCGTACAGCGTCGGTTATGGCGCACCTAAAGGGTTCGTGCACCTTGGCGTCCGCAAAGGCCAGCCTCGCGTGCGCTGGGACTATTAGACTGCTGGTGTAAGCCGCTACACACGGCATGGCGATCAGCGCAAAACGGCTATCGCCAGAATTGATAGAGATACGGATACCGTACGGCAGCCACAAAGAAGAATCAACATTTCTGCTCGCGTCAGATATACACCTTGACAATCCAAAATGCAACCGCAAACTGCTACTGCAGCACTTAGCTGAATGCCGTGATGCTAACGGTCATGCGTTGTTTTTTGGTGATGTGCTGTGCCTGATGCAAGGCAAGAAAGACCGCCGCGGCAGTAAAGGTGACATCAGGCCAGAGCACCTAGGCGGCAACTACTTTGACCTAGTATTTCGTGAATCAGCAGATCTGCTGAAGCCATACGGCGACATGATCCTGATGATGGGTGACGGCAACCACGAAACCGCCGTGCTTAACAACCAAGAGATCGACCCGCTAGAGAACGTGGTCCGACTCATGCGCAATGATGGTGCTGTCACTGAGCACATGGGTTACCAAGGGTTTGTGCGGTTTGTGTTCTATCGTGGCGAGAATGAAGCCGTCAGGCGGTGCACGTTGTTCTTCCATCACGGCGCATGGGGCGGCATCATCACCAAAGGCACAATGGGTGGAGGCCGGTATGCAAGCATTGCACCGGATGCGGATGTGATTGTCAATGGCCATAACCATGAGCGCAGCATTGTCGCGCATCCGTGCTACAGGATTGCTGACAACGGCAAGGCATGGATTGAGCAGCGCTGGCACCTGCAAACCGGCACCTACAAGCAAGAGTTTGGCGGCACTGGCGGCTGGGCCATTGAGCGCATCGTTATGCCTAAGTCACTTGGTGGGATCTGGCTTACGCTGAAGCCACGCAAACGCGGTGGCGTTGACATCACCTGCCGGCCAACCGTATGAAGCAGTACGTTCTAGAGATCGAGTACACCATCGTCGTTGAAAGTGACAACGATGATCCGGGCGAGGTATCAGATGACTTTGCAGCGCGACTCACTGAGTTAGCGCCGTCCAATGATCACATCCTGGGGTTATCGCTCCAGGTGCTACCAATCCCCGAATTGCGTGGATCACTCGATTGATGGCTCTAACCTCGTTTCTAAGCGCAGTGCAAAGCATCAATTCAGGCAGCAGATCTTTGAGGCATGGGGTCATCAGTGCGCATACTGCAGCGCATTAGCCGACACGCTGGACCATGTCAAACCACGCCATAAAGGTGGCGCCACAGTTACAACCAACCTTGTGCCAGCGTGCCGCAATTGCAACCGTAGAAAAGGCAGTGAAAAATGGCGCGAGTGGTTCAGTCGTCAGGAATCATGGACTGTTGATCGCGCATTAAAAATTCAGGATTGGTTGATTGATTCAACATCTGATGATAGAAAATAAGTGCTTGCCAGTCTTGCGCATGATCACGGCACATGCCGTTGATGCATACGCGCCAGACGTAACCGTGCCGCTTGATTGTTGGTTCCAAGAGGGGTATCCGTCAGAGGGTTGCTCATCAGCATGCGGATGCGGTTAATGCCGCGTTTGTAGATGTCGCTTAGGGTTATCTTAGAGATGCCATACTCTCGTTCAAGTTGCGCCCATGTGACGGCTGGATAACATGATCGCGCTTCAATGATCGCCTTGGTCCTGTCATCGAGGTACTGATCAACGTAACGCAGCATGATTTGCACATCTTGACTGATGTCAGTATCAACTGCATTTGGGTCTGCAATGGTGTCAATAATGCTATGGCCTTCTGAGTTGTTGATCTGCTGGTCGATGCTGGTAACGGTGTAGGTTTGCCGGAGCAGATTAGACAACTCGCCAGGGTCCATGTCGATTTCTTGTGCCACTCTGGTGATGCTCGGTTGGTAACCAAGCTGATGGCTAAGATCCTGGATTGTGCGGTTGATCTTGTACATCGTCTCGTGCACACCAATTGGTAGCCGGATGATGGCATCGCTGCTGATCAATGCACGCGTGATGCCTTGGCGGATCCACCAATAGGCATAGGTCGAGAACTTGTAGCCGCGGCTTGGATCGAACAGCTCAACAGCACGAGCTAGGCCGATGTTGCCCTCCTGGATCAGGTCGAGCAGCTCCATGGTCTTGTTGTTGCGCTTGTCATACCTGCGAGCGACATGCACGACGAGTTGCAAGTTGCACTGAATGAACCGCTGGCGGGCGCGTTCACCGCTGCGCTTCTCACGCTGTTCGGCGTTGGTCAGCGAGCGATCCAGTGATTGCAACTCACGCAGCCGTTGCACGCGTCTGCCGAGTTGTATCTCTTGTTGCGGTGTCAACAGTGGATACTTGGCGATACTGTTGAGATAGTCCTTGATGCTGTCAGACATGATGAATCCGTTGGTTCACACAATGGAAGCACAATTTCACGGCGCAGCCAATGCCCAGATGTTGCGCGAGCTACATGCAGCAAAGGACTACAACGCATTGCTGGAGTATGCACTGTTGCTGGCTGAGCAAGAGGCCAGCCAGCGATCACAGATCAAGTGGTTAATCGCTGAAGCGATGCGCTCATGCAGCGTTGAACCGTAGCATCTGGCTGCGGCTGCTGAACTGCTTAGAGGCTGACACAAGCTGGTCGTTGTTGTAGCTGCCAGTCAGCGCGTAGCTCAGCGCCGGGCGTTGGCTCATGCGGAAGAATACCATTTGGCCGATCTTCAACCCTGGATACACCGGCAGCGGCTGCAACTGGCGTGCATTCTTCAGCTCAAGCGTCAATGCGCTGCCGTGCCACCCAGGATCGGCATAACCAGCGTGCAGGTTTTCGTAGCCCTCACGGGCGCGGCTGGACTTAAGGAAAAACAACCCAGCGACATCCTCAGGCATTGAGAACGTTTCCATCGTCTGCGCAAGGATGAACTGCCCTGGCACCAGCTCGTACGGATGGTCGGCGGTGTAGTCCTTGATTGACAGCGGAATCATCTGATGCGATTCCACTGATTCAAGCATGATCAAGTCACCCAACCGCAGGTCCAAGCTGGCGGGATTGATCAGCTGCGGCTGGTGATGTTGCACCATGCCTTGCGCGATAAGGTCATTGATCTCGGTGTCGCACAGAATCATGGGTCCAGGTGATGAGGTGATTGGGTAAAAATTGCTCTTGAGGCTGAAACGTGTACCAGCGATGACCGCAGGGTTTACATTTGCGACGGCGGTAAATTATGCCGTCGTTTTGTTTTGTCAGGACCACATAGGTGCAGTAGCTGTTACATTTCGGGCACGGTGTTTGAACGGCGGGCATCTTCTAGGTTTTGTGCCATGACGGCTGCACTGCGCAGCATGGTACTGAGCTTGACTGGTTTCATGTCCTTCCAACAGGCGTACCGTATGGCATGACGGAAGCCCATACTAATGTTGCCGTCGCCTAATTTGCGAGCTGCTTCGATCTCTTCACGGCTCATGCGGATGTTGACCGTGAAGTTACGACCCTTGCCGTCAGGCTTGCGATCGTTTAGCTTATCAGCCATTGCATGTACCAGTTGGCTTTGCGTAGTGATTCGGTTCCCTGTTTGTGCTTTTCACGCCAGACGTATTTGAGCACATTACCTTTGCAGTAACCCCGGAACTCTTCCGGGGTCAGTGCTGCCTGGATAGCCTCGATGCACTCAATGCCGCCTTGTGTGTAGTGCGGTGGGTGGTTGACCAGGTCAGTCATTGTCGGCCTCCAGCTCGGCGGCAAAGTCCAGGTCGTAGTCCTTGCTTAGCTTCACCATGTCCTCGATTGCGCGGTATTCATTGAAGGCAAGCTGACAGGCGCCCCGCATGATCAGCTTTTCGGTCATGCCAGCGGCTCCAAGGACGCTCTCAAAGACCTTGAACCAAGCATGAACTGAGCAGTCGTCCATGTCGGCCTCCCAGGTGGTGGTCATCTCGCCAGGTTCGTCAATGGATTCTTGGCGGTAGCGCTCGTCGGTGAGCTTGATTTCGAGTTTCATTGGCCCTCCAGCTCGGCGGCGATGGCGAGGAACTTAGCGCGTACTTCTCCTGCTGAAATCATTGGAGTCAAAGTGGAGTTCCATGGTGTTGTGGTTTCCGGCACCACCTGATCCGCAGCAGCTCGCAGGGCGGCGGCGACAGTAGGGGCATCGAGTCGCCAACCCCAGTCCCGGATCTGTTGCTGATCGCTGTACAGAGCAATCACGGCATCTTTCACCGCCTGCGATTGTGGTGATAGTTTAGTCATTCAGGTAACGCCTCCAGTGCGCGGCGGATTTGAGAGAGATCCACACCTTTACCCTCAAGCCCTAGATCGGCGTTAAGCGTATCGAGCTGAAGCAACGCCTGCTCCTTCAGGCTCGGCGGCTTGGGGCGGCGATGCTTGCGCAGGTCGTTTGCGCTCCATGGTGGCATCTTTGGAAGCCACCGACAGCACGCCTCTAGTTCCTGGTCGGCGCCCCATTGGGCGGCTTGGATAGCAACTTGCCGGCACAAAGTAGCTAGATCTTCGTAATGCGTGCCGTTAACAGTTGCCCATTGCTGCACCAACTCCGGCGGTGGGGTGATGGGATGGGTCATCGCTCGGCCTCCTGCTGTATCAGCTCGACCAGCTTGAGGATGTGTTCAGCGAAGGCAACGTGGGTCATGACGGCATGGGTGCCCGGAGGCACCCCATAGCTGTCACACCACCACGCATCAAATGCTGCTTTGATGGCGGTTTCGTTCATTGTTTAAGCTCACTAATTGAATCAGCTAGTTTATGGATTGCAGCGCCCTGTATTTGGGCTGCAATTAATTCTGGATGTGCTTCTGCGTATCCTTCGCCAAAGTTTTCATCAATAGCCTCTCGAATTAAATCAATGGCGTAAGCCAAGTCAACGAATCGAGCTTCAATCAAAATGCAGCCTCCTCAGTCTTGGTGCGTGGCAGATACTCGAACCGTTGCACGTTCAGCACATGCTTGCTGCGCTTAGCGCCGGACTCTTTATCGGTCCAGTCTTGGCGGCGGATGGCACCTGTCACCATAATGCTGTCGCCTTTTTTGCAGTTGTCGGAAATCATCTCGCCGCCTTTACCCCAGACTTCTACATCAATGGCATTATTGATGTAATTACCATCTTTGTCTTTGCCTTCGCTGATGCCACCACCGAAGTTGCAAACACAAGTGCCAGAATCAAAAAACTTAATCTGCGGTTCGCTAATAATACGAATGACGCCGGAAGCATAAAGGCTCATGGGTTGATGGGGGTAATGGAATTGGATTCTTCAAAGGCCAGTACATCCGCTATGGGATACCTGACCCGCGACTCACCTAAGGGCAAGCCGAACCGGGGGACCGTGTAGTAAGACGGTCCCTGGTTACGCAACCGCTGGGATTTGATGGTGCTTGGCTTCAAGCCCCAGCGTGCTGCTAGCTGTTCAGTCGTCAGATACAAGATCAGCCTCCTTCTCAAGCATCTGCTGCAACAGCTTGTCGTGTTGCTCTTGCGTCAGGTCGCCATCTTCTAGCCGCTTTGCCATGCGCGGTTGCAGGCTCTCGAGATCCTGCAGGCTCTTGGCTTTGGCGATGGCGGCAGCACCAGCGGTAAAGGTCTTGCTGGTGTCCTTGGCCTTGACAGCAGGTAGTGCCGGCGCGGCCTCAGTGGTGACCGTTACGGGCTCCGTCGCTTGGTCCATCTCGTCGGTGGTGTAAACGCCGGACATGTCGGCAGGAAACGCCTTACGCAGCGCCAGTGCCTCAGAGCATTTAGCGATCATCGCGGCGGGCATCTTGGACCACAGCCCTTGGCCGGCGTTGTAGTCGGCAAAGCGGGCAACGCCAACAAACGGGTGCTGGCTGCCTTTGCGCCAGATGGTGGTCTTGGCTGCAGCCGGTGGCTTGGATGCAAGCCACACATCACGCCAGTCGCCTTCTTCGCCACACCACTCGGTCTGGCTGCCGTCAAGCTGACCAGTGCGCTCGGCAATGGCACGGAGGCCATCAATGCCGGCTTGGATGGTCATCTTGCCGCCACGCTTGATGGCGTAGATCTGCTTGCTGAACGGATCTAGTCCAGTGCGTTGGCAGGCATAGGCAAATAGCCGCAACTCATCATTGGTGCAGCCCGGTGCAATGGTGCTGCTGATCAGTTGGACTTGGTCAGGGGTCCAGGTGGTGATTGAAACGCTGGTCATCAGAAGATCTCAGTTTGGATGGGATTTGTCGCCCACTTAGGCAGGCTGATGGTATGAATGAACGTGTCGCTATAGCCAGGCCACACATTGGCGGCATGGCAACCGGCGATCACGTCCAACGCATTATCCCGCGTGGTCCGCCCTAATGCAAGCGCATCGGCGTCCAGCTCGTACACGCCGACGGCGTGGGGGTGGGTTTTCTCGACTGCCACGAACACAAAACGCTCAGCGCCGTGCAAGCCAGCAAGGTAATGCGCCGCTTGGACGTGGTAGCCGAAAGTCGCCACGCTGCGGGCGAACGCCTGTGGGCTCGCGTCGGTAGTGGTCTTGATGTCCACCACAGTGCTGCCGTAGTACCAATCAGGACGGCACTTGCAGCGCATCCCGGTGGGCAGGTCATCCCACCAGAAGGACTGCTCGGCCTTGCCTTGCTTCAGCAATGCAGCCGCTGCACGGTGATTACGGACTGCAGCGCTCATGCCCATGGCCAGTGCCATGTCGTTGCTGGTGACCACCTCAATGCCCTCGGCCTCCATGGCCGCGGCTTGCTCCTTGCCGGCTTTGGTGTTGCGTGGTGCGCAGATGCCGTAGCGCTGCAGCAGCTCGTCTGGTTCAAGAATGGCGCAATGGGCAAGGCTGCCCAGCTTCATCGCAGCAGTCGGTTCAACCGGCTTGCGGTTGGGGTCAACGTACCGGCTCCAGTAGTGGTAAGGCGACTGCATTACCGCCTTGAGGTGACTGGCGCTGACGGCTGAATCGGCATGGTACTGCTCGTTGCTGATCATTTCTGCCTCAGTTGGCGGTGGATAAAGGTTTGGGGTCCAAAGCAGTGCTGTAGTTGCGGGAACGCCTGCAGCAGGATCTGTCGGTTGCTGGGGTCAGCAACCAGCCCTGCATCAGCAAGGCGCGAGATGAACCCGCCGCCGTGCTGCTTGGCGGTCTGGAATGTCCAGAAATCGTCTGATGTCATGGTTGGGCCAGTGCTAAACGGACGCGGTAACGGGTGATGTGCATATGCTCGGCAATGCGCCGCTGCGACCAGCCGTAGCCACGCAGCCGCTTGGCGCGTTGCTCGGTGCTCTCGGTGGCCCACAGCAGGATCAGGATGGGCAGGATCAGCACCGCCAGCAGCAGCGCAATAGTGGTGGTCGTCATGGTTCTCGGTGTGGGGTAAACGCCGGATTGGGTGCGGCTCCGGCAGGCCGCGTGATGGTCAGGCGATGCAAGCGTTGGCCAGCATTTGATTGGCAGTGTTAAGGCGTTGGAAGAGCTGCGGCAAGATGTGGAAGTGACGCTCGCGCTTGGCGGCTTCAATCATGCCCAGAGTCTCGTTGCGGAACTCTTGCCACTCTTGACGCTGTGACTTGCGTGCAGGTTTGGCAATTTGAATGATGACCGTGCCGCAGTGAGATTGATTGCGGTTGCTGGCCTTCCATGCAGCCAGCTCAGCGGCGGTCATGTTGGCGGTGATGGATGTGCGGGTCATGGTTCTCGGGTTGGGGTGGAAGCTCTCGCCTCCTGTCCCCGTATCCTACACCTTGCGCCGCCCTCGTCAACCGTCTGCCGTCGTAATCCGTAACGCATCCTCGACGGACCTAGCCACACCAGCGATGCCGCCGGCTGCCTGCACTGCATCGAGCCACTGCTGCTGTTCTGGCCTGAGCCTGCCGGTTGGGGTCTTGACCTCGATGCTAAGGAACACAGCCACCTGGGTGCCGACCATGTCAGGCGTCACCGTGACCGTCCGCCAGCCGATCAGGTCAGCACTGCCCTTGCACAGGCCGAACTGCACCGGACGGCCATTGGCATCCTTAAGCGTGCCGGTGTTATTGCGGAAAACTTTGATATCGCCGTGGCTGATGGCTAGCCGGATCTCCTGCTGGATGCGCTGCTCGCTCAAACCATGCCATGCCGCTTGGCCAACCTAGCCTGGTAGACGCGCTCTGCCCATCCGCGCTTGTAGCCGCGTTGCTGCGCCAGCTTGCGGAGGTCGTCGAGGGATTGCGCGGTGCCCTGCTCGCGTTTGCGCACCCGGGTGGTCAACTCCTGCAACTCACCCTCAACCACCTTTAGCTCCCTGGTCTCTTGCGGCGCGAACACATGCCCGCAGTCAGGGCAGACCTGCGTGGCGCTCATGCTGGTGGCAAAGCACACCGGGCATACCTTGACCGATGGCGCCTGCTCGCGGTCGCGTTTTTTGGCACCGTCCAGCGTCCAGTCGCGGTCTTCGAGATGGTGCCCCAGCCGCAGCGTATTGCCGACGTGGTCCAGCACGACGGCGGTCTTGCCTGCGGATGGCCTCAGGCACCGGCCGATCATCTGCAGGTGCAGGCCGACTGATTGCGTTGGCCTGAGCAGAATGCAGCCGCCGACGCTTGGCACGTCCACGCCTTCACCAATAAGTGAGCACGATGTAAGCACCTTGATGCGACCGGTTCCGAGTGCCTGCAGTAGGTCCCTGCGCTGGTCGGTGGTCATGGTGCCGTCAATGCTGGCGGCTGCGATCCCCTGGCTCATAAACAGGGCAGCCACCGCCTCGGCATGTGCCACGCTGCAGCAGAATGCGATCGCGGTCTGGCCTGCCAGGTGCTTGCGGTAATGGCTGCAGCAGTCGCCCATGATGGTGCCGACACGCTGCTCGGCCTCCTTGGTGTCAAAGTCACCCATGCGCTTGCGCAGGCCAGTGGTATTGAATCCCGGTGGTGCCAGGACACGAGAATTGGCGAGGTAGCCGTTGTCGGTCAACCATGCAGCGCTGGGGCCTTGCACCATGGCCTGGTAGTGGTCACCAAGGCCGCGGCCGTCACCACGGCATGGCGTCGCTGTCACGCCTAGGACATGCGCCTGGTGGAAGTGCTGCAGCACCGTTGCCCACTGCCCGGCATTGGTGTGATGCGCCTCATCCACCACCAAGAGCTGGAAGAATCCAGTCGGCAGCTTGTGCAGCCTGCGGGCCAGGGTCTGGACTGAGGCAACCTGCACCGCATGGCTCAGATCCATGCTGCGTCCGGCTGCGATGCGGCCATGCGGCACGCCCATGCTGGTGAGGCTGCGGCTGGCCTGGTCCAGCAGCTCGGCCCGATGCACCAAGATGCAGACCCGGTTGCCCTTGCGGGCGGCGGATTGGGCGATGTAGCTGAAGCACACCGTTTTGCCGCCACCGGTGGGCAGCACTGCTAGAACCTTGTGGTGCCCTATCTGGTACTGCAGTCGGATGTCGGTGATGAGCTGCTGTTGGTAGGGGCGGAGTGTTACTGCCATTGGTCGCTCTTGCCTGCGTTGCAATCACGGCACAGCACCTGCAAGTTGTCAGGCTCGTTGGTGCCGCCTTTGGATACTGGGTGAATGTGATCTATCTCAAGCGTGGCGCCATCCTTGGCAGTTACTCCGCACATTTGACAGCGGTAATTATCGCGCTTGAGAATCTCAAAACGCAGGCTGGGCTTGATGGGTTGACGTTTGGGCTTTTGTTCTTCAATGACAAGTCCAACCTCTCCCCATTCAATAAAAGTTTGCCCTTTATGCTGAAAAATTGCAAGTATTGATTTAGCGGGACAGTCTTCACAAGTAAAAAATATTTCCATTCCGTCGCGGCGAGGGCTCGGGCAATACGTCATTGAATAATTTGTTTCTTGTGTTACCTTGAATCCCCCTTTTTCTGTTTTACACAAGATAACAAAATCGCCAGTCTCGCTGTCTTCATTCCTGTTGTAATAGAATATTCCTTCGTGATGCAGGTAATTGCCGCCGCACGCGGGGCAGTCAAGGCCGTCGTAGGCAAATTCGGTGCCTGATGTTGGTAGTTTCACGGGCTTGGACTGGATGCCTTGCAACCTTAGCAAAAAACGCTAGGCTGTGCAAGCCCACCGCTAAAACTCATGGAGCTAGCACACCCACTTTCGGTCCAGTTCACGGCCGAGCAGCTTGCTTGGCTTGATTCCCGTCGCGTTGCTGGGTTGTCCCGTAGCGCAGTGCTAAGACTGGTGGTCGAAGAGGCCATGCGCCTGCATCGCAATGGCATCCTGCCAGCCACTAGCCGATGAGCATCCTCGACGCAGCACGCGGCAGGTGGCCAGACCTGCTGCAGCAGCTTGCTGGCTTGACCGCCGATCAGCTCACTGACAAGCATCAGCCGTGCCCGCTTTGTGGTGGCAAGGATCGTTACCGCTTTGACGACCAAGACGGCTCAGGCTCTTGGTTTTGCAACAAGTGCGGCGGCAAGGCCGGCACTGGCGGCGCAGGCAGCGGTATGGACATGCTGATGCGTCGCACGGGCTTGAGCTTTGCCGAAGCAGCGCAGCGGGTTGAGCAGCATCTCGGCCTAGCCAAGCCAGTACCAGCACCGCCTCTGAAAGGCTGGGATGCCCACTGGCGGTACACAGACACCTTTTATGTACTGCGGCGCAATTTGCCTGATGACGGCAAAGAAATTCGCCCCCTCTGGTTTGATGGCGAGGCATGGCGTCGCAAGGCACCGCCATCACCCCGTCCTTTGTACTGGGCGCGTCGTGATGCCAACCTGCCGCTGCTGATTGTTGAAGGCGAGAAGGCTGCCGATGCAGCCGCCGCGTTGTTTCCCGGCCATGCCGTACTGACCTGGGCGTCAGGCTGCCAGGCGATTGACAAAGCCGACTGGTCCCCTATCACTGGCCGCCGCTGCGTGTTATGGCCTGATGCGGACATGCCAGGCCGTGAGGCAATGGCCAAGCTAGCGCCACGGTTGCTTGCTGCTGGTGCCGCGCAGGTTCGCATCGTGCATCCGCCTCAAGGCGTACCAGAAGGCTGGGACCTCGCTGATGCGGACTGGTCGCCGGCTCAAGCTGCAGCGCATCTCATGTCCAACCGCTCAGCACCTGTTGAACTGCCGGATCCCGTGGATGCACCGTTGCTGAGTAAGCCGGTTCCAGAACCCGATCCCATACCGCAGGCTGATAGCTGCTTTACCTGCCTCGGCTTTGACAATGACAGCTTCTACTACCAGCCGCACAGCACCGGACAGGTAACCCGCCTCTCACGCAGCAGTCACACCGGAACCAATCTCGTGTCACTGGCGCCTCTTGGTTACTGGGAAACCCTGTACCCATCCAAGACTGGCGTCAACTGGACCGCAGCAGCAAGCAGCTTGTTTGAACGCCAGGCCGCTGTTGGTGTCTACAGTCCAGACCGGATCCGTGGCCGTGGCGCTTGGTGGGATAAGCGCGTCAGCGTGCTGCATCTTGGTGATCGTCTGGTGGTTGACGGCGACCCGCGTGATGTCAGCGCTGGTTTGGCCGGCAGCGGGTACCTTTATCAGCGCCTTGCACGCCTGCGTGGTCCAGCAGATGCCAAGCCCCTAGCCGATGATGAAGCCTTTGTCCTGGCCGAGCTAGCCGAGCGTTTTCACTGGGAGGTCCCTGCATCCGGCCTACTGCTAGCTGGCTGGGCAGCGCTTGCTCCGATCTGCGGTGCGCTTGACTGGCGTCCTCATGCCTGGCTAACCGCAGGCGCAGGTTCCGGCAAGTCCGCCATCCTTGACCGCTACATCTCGCCGCTGCTAGGCGACATGGGTTTGGTTGTAGCTGGCAACACCACAGAGCCAGGCATCCGGCAAGCCCTACGAGCCGATGCCCTGCCGGTGGTCTTTGACGAGGCCGAATCCAATGAGCGCACGGACCAGCAGCGGATGCAGGCCATCCTCGGCCTGGCAAGAGTGGCATCGAGCGAGTCCAAAGCCCACACCCTTAAGGGAAGCCCCGAAGGCGATACACAGCGTTACACCATCAGGTCGATGTTTCTAATGAGCAGCATTGCAACCGCGCTCAAACAAGGTGCTGATAAGTCACGCTTTGCTCAGCTCACATTGCGGAATCCGAATGAGCTACCAAAAGCTGAACGTATTGCCCACTGGGAAGCCTTAGACCGTGACCTTGACAAGCATGTCTCTGAAGCAATTGGGCAGAGATTGCAGGCTCGCACTATCGCTCTGATACCCGTAATCCGTGCTAGCGTGCGCATCTTTACCCGTGCAGCTGCTGAGGCATTTGATAGCCAACGGCTTGGTGATCAATACGGCACGCTATTAGCAGGCGCGTGGTCTTTGCAGTCCAGTGAGGTCGTTACCCGAGAGCAAGCATGGCAATTGATTGAACAGAACAACTGGGAACCCTATTCTCAGTCCATTGAAATACCAGATGAAAAGCGCTGCTTACAGCGCATCTTGCAGCATCAAATACGGGTCGAGGGAGATAAAACAGTAACCCGAACCATTGGCGAACTTGTAGATCTTGCGTTGCATCATGGCAATGACATGGTTGTAACAACCGAGCTGGCAGTGGCCACACTCGGGCGTAATGGCATCAAGGCTGAGCAGGGCGCTATCTGCGTGTCCAACACGGCCAACGCCATTGCAGGCATCCTTTCGGACACGCCTTGGAGCAACTGCTGGTCAACCGTGCTGGCGCGTTTGCCAGGCGCCGAGAAGGTGGGCGTTATTTGGTTCAAAGGTTCAGGCGGTAACAGTCGAGCCACCAAAATCCCCCTTGAAGCCGCCTGACTGTTCGGAGGCGTTCGGCCGAGAACCATTGGCATGACTGGAAACTAACGGTCCTAACGGTCCTAACGCTTTTTCAGAAGAGCCCCCCTTTAAGAGAGAGGATGTAAGTGTGTGGGTGGGTGGGGTGTCGCTCTTTATGTATGTATATGTTTTTTAGCGTTAGGAGTGTTAGGTTAGGGGCTCAGCCCAGTGGTGGCGGGCGATCTGCGCCGAACGCCCACCGTTAGGCTACCGTTAGGACCGTTATGAAAGAAGTCAAAGTCCGGTTTGAGCCTGCGGACCTCGCAGTGCTGGACCAGCAGGCCGCAGCGGCAGGCATCACCCGCTCTGAGCTGGTGCGCTCACGGGCACTTGTTTCAAATTGTCAACACGGCCTTACCGTTGCTGGTTACCACCGTCTAGTGTCCGATGCGCTAGCCAATGTGCGCGGGGACATCCCACGACGCATAGTTGAGCAGCTTGTCGCTTATGTCATTACATGGATCTCATCAACATCTCAGCCAAACAGCAACCCGTGATCAACCGGCTTCATGACGCCATGGAGCACGCGCTTGCGTATGCCGCTGCCATCCGCGACAATGCTCAAGACGATCAGCAGCCAATCCCTGCTGAACTGGTCAGCTCGTTTGAAGCCGATTACAACCGCCTGGTTTCAATCCTCACCGAAGCCGCCATATGAAACTCATCACCACGCAGGCTGATCTCAGCCATGCGCTGCGCACCATCGCCCCAGCCATCAGCACCAGCAACAGCCACCCGATCCTGAGCTGCTGCCTGATTGCTGCCGATGGCGCAACCATGACCGTGACCGGCTTCAACCTCGACCTGGGCATCACGGTCACCGTTCCCGCAGCCGTAGACACATCTGGCACCGTGGCGTTGCCGTACCGGCTTCTGGCAGGTCTCGTGAGCCGCATGGACGACGGCGAGCCTGTGACGCTGTCAGACGGCGCTGTGACGGCTTCCAGCGGCTCCTATGGGCTTGCTGTGCAGGATGCAGCCGATTACCCCGCCATGCCGGTTGTGAAGGCTCCTAGCGCTGAGCTGGACCTGACCGCTGGCGTGCGTGCTTGCATGGCAGCCGTCAGCACCGATGCCAGTAAGCAGATCCTCCAAGGCATCCACATGGCAGCCGGGTTCATGGAGGCCACCGACGGCCACCGGCTGATGCGTGTGCCCGTAGCGCTGCCCGATGGCATTGACCTGGTACTACCATCTAGCACCATGAAGCTGCTGCAGGACCGCACCGTCACCGTGGCAGCAGCAACCGGCCAAGCGGTGATTGACGCCGGTGATGGCATCACCATCTACAGCCGCATCCTTGACGGCAAGTACCCCGACGTGGCAGCGCTGATCCCCACCAGCTTCGAGCACGCCATGACCATGGACCGGCACCGGTTCACCCGATGCCTAGAACGCGTCGCGTTGATCGCTGAGGCTCACAACAATGCCGTCAAACTCACGGCAAAAGGTGGTGCGCTCACAATCACCGCCGAGGCCGATGCCAACAACGGCAAAGAGCTGATCACCTTCGAGGGAATTGCCATTGGCTCGTGGGCGTTCAACGTGCACTACCTGCTCGATGGACTGAAGGCCATGCGGCAAGCAGAGACTGTTACAATGTCGGCCAATAGTGCAACAACGCCAGTCGCGCTGAGGCCGACTAGCATGACAGAGCAGACGTATCTCATCATGCCAATTCAAATCCGGGAGTAATACAATGGCGCGCAAAAGCACTAAAGACGAGATCCAAAACCGCGTAAATGAAGTTTATGGTTTGCTTTTGCGCGCCTGGAATCATCATCAGATCGTTCAGTACGGTTCCGAA